TTATCATTCTACAGCGATGCTAACTATACATCACCAGTAGATAACTTTAGAGAATATGAAGTTACTGCTGTAAATACAACCAGTAATGTCATAACACTTAGATTAAAAGATAACCCAGACGGAGTAGGATTTCAAACTGCTATTCCTGACAACTCGTTCGTATTAAGAAGATGGAAGTTCTATGATTTATTTACTAGTGCTCCAGGAACTTCAGCATATGCGACTCAAAATGGTCGTGGTACTGGTGACGAAATGCATGTTGTTGTTTATGATACTACAGGTGATATAACTGGTAACGACAACGATGTTGCAGGGCAAAACCAAAGTTCTGTAATTGAAACATATTCTAACTTATCTAAAAACTCATCTGCTAAATCACCACAAGGTGATAGCATTTATTATGCTGATGTAATTTTTAGACAATCTGCTTTCATTTATTGGATGGATCATAACTCAGCAGGTACAAACTGGGGAACTGATACAACTTCTGCTTACACAGCAGTAAACACTCCAACATTAACTACACTTTCTGGTGGTACTGACGATTATGCAGTAACTGCTGGTGAGATGCAATTATCATTTGAAAAATATCTAGACTCAGATAACATTGAAGTAAACTTACTTCTTGGTGGTTCATCAAGTTTAACTACTGATAGTGCTGCTGGTCAAGATACTTTTGTAACAATGATTACAAATATAGTAGAAACAAGAAAAGATTGTGTTGGTTTTGTTTCACCTTATCGTTCTGCTACAGTTGGTGTTGCTGATAGTAATACACAAACTGACAATGTTCAAGATGCGTTTGACTTATGTCCTTCGTCATCTTACATGGTATTCGATAGTGGTTACAAGTACATGTATGACAAGTATAACGATGTATATCGTTTCGTGCCACTTAATGGTGACACTGCTGGTTTATGTGCTAACACTGATAGAGTTGCAGACGCATGGTTCTCTCCAGGAGGTTTGAATCGTGGTAATGTAAGAAACGCAATTAAACTTTCATACAATCCAAACAAAGCAAACAGAGATTTCTTGTATCGTGCAAGAGTTAATCCTGTTGTAAACTTTCCAGGACAAGGTGTAGTTTTATTTGGAGATAAAACTGCTCTATCAAAACCAAGTGCGTTTGATAGAATTAATGTTCGTAGATTGTTCTTAGTATTAGAGAAAGCGATTTCTACTGCAGCCAAGTTTCAACTCTTTGAATTCAATGATGAGTTTACAAGAGCACAGTTTAGAAACTTAATTGAACCATTCTTAAGAGATGTTCAAGGTCGTAGAGGTATTACAGACTTCTTAGTGAAGTGTGATGCTACTAATAATACAGGGGAAGTAATTGATAGAAATGAGTTTGTTGCAGATATATTCATCAAACCTGCTCGTTCAATTAACTTCATTACACTAAACTTTATTGCTGTAAGAACAGGTGTTTCTTTCAGTGAGGTAGGAGGTTAATCATGGCAGCAATAGACGATTTTAAAGCGAATCTGATTGGTGGTGGTGCTAGACCTAACCAATTTAGAGTAACGATTACTCCACCTAGTGGTATTGCTATCGGATTAGATGTTCGTAGAACATCCTTTCTAGTAAAGGCATCAAACTTACCTGCTCAAGCACTTGGTGAGATTGCTGTACCTTTCCGTGGAAGAAGTATCTATATGGCAGGTGACAGAGAGTTTACAGATCCATGGTCAGTAACTTTCATCAATGACACTGACTTTATGATTAGGAATGCTATGGAAAGATGGTCAAATGGTATCAACGATTTAGCAGAAGGAACTGGTGTAGTTGCTCCTGCTGACTATCAAACTGACTTGTTTGTTGAGCAGTTAGATAGAGATGATACAGTTCTTAAGAGTTATATCTTTAGAAACGCATGGCCACTGACTGTTGCTACAATAGAGTTGGCCACTGAAACTAACAATACTATTGAAGAGTTTGAGTGTACATGGAGATACCAACACTTTGAAGCAAGTGGTGTAAACTTCTAAATTTAACGAGTATAAATAGTTATACAATTTTAAGTTTGGAGTAATTATAACATGGCACAACTTTTTGGTTTTAAGTTTGAGCGAGTCAAAGACGAAAAAAGTCAAGAGAAGTTCACTTTACCAAGTACAGATGATGGAACGACCGAAGTTGCTGGAGGAGGTTTCTTCGGTCAAGTTCTTGATACTGATGGTAGAGAAAGATCTGAACAAGATTTAATTCGTAGATATCGTGACATCGCAACTCAACCTGAGTGCGATTCTGCAATCGAAGACATAGTAAACGAATCAATTGTATCTGATGAAAAAGATCAGTCGGTTGCTATCGCTCTCGATAATTTACAATATTCAGAAACTATCAAGAAAAGAATTCGTGAAGAATTTAACACTGTATTAAGATTATTAGACTTTAATGTAAAAGGTCATGATATCTTTAGAAGGTGGTATATCGATGGTAGATTATTTTATCACAAAGTTATTGATAAGAAGGATCCAAGAAAAGGACTTGTAGAAGTTCGTTATATAGATCCAAGAAAATTAAGAAAG